GGAGCGTTCTCGCGGTGGCTCGACGACACGACACGAGAGTTCGGCGAGTATCACATCGCCGAGGTCAGCGACGACCCATACTTTGCACGTTACCACGACGCTGCCGAATACGGCGTGCTGGCCTGCAACTGCGTGGACGTGATGCTGGCAGTGCCAATTATGGCTGAAGCATAACATGAGCAACGGCAACGGCTACGGCAACGGCAACGGCAGCGGCAGCGGCTACGGTCGCGGCAACGGTAAAGGCTACGGCAACGGCAGCGGCTACGGCGACGGCGACGGATGAAGGAGAAGCATAACATGAACAACAAAGGAAAAACAAATGTTTGAAGGTCTTATTGGGACACCTGTCATTATCAGAGCCAATGACAGCGGGGTACATTACGGATATCTTGCGGCGGTGGCGGGCGACGGTACCACGGTCCACCTTAGGAACAGTCGGCGTCTCTGGCGGTGGAAGGTCGCTGGCGACGGCGTCTCGCTGACCGAGGTGGCGATCACTGGCGTCGACCACGTAGAGTCGCGCATCACAACAACATTGCCAGACCTGTTTGTCATGGGGGTGTGTGAGATCATCCCGGCTCACGGTATGGCGACAGCTACCATCGAAGGCGCGCCCATCGCGCAAGCAGAATAATCAACCAAGGAGAACCAAACAATGTCACAAGCAACCAACCTTTATGCCTTGAGCATAACGCAGTGTGCCGAGCTGATCGGAAAGATCGGGCATAAGCGCACCATTATCGTGGAGGGCGATATGGGCAGCGGCAAGACCTCCGGTCTGCGCCACATGCTCAAGGCCGCGTTTCCGACACATACCTACGTCGAGTTCGACTGCACCAACAAGGACATTCAAGACCTGTCGGCACCGCAGTTTATGAAGCGGGTTGGCGACCAGATCTCTGACTACGTCGAGTTCGTTCCCAACGCCGAATTGGGTGCGCACCTCGGCACGCCCGTCATCATCAACTTCGATGAGTTCTTGAAGTCACCAGAGCCGGTCAAGAAGGGTGTGCGTCGCGTTATGCTGGAGCGCATGGTCAACGGCATCAAGCTGCCCGAGGGCAGCATCATCTACGGCACGTCAAACCTCGGGTCCGAGGGCGTCGGCGACAGCCTCGCGCCACATCAGCGCAACGCCATCATCGTGGTGCGCATGGCCAAGTCGGAGTCAACGCGTTGGATCGAGTGGGGCATCAACAACAACCTCGACGCATCCGTGCTTGGCTGGGCGCGAGAGACACCGCAACTGTTCCAGTCGTTCGAGGATGTGCCCAACCCCGACGACAACCCGTATATCTACCACCCACGGTCGCAGCGGAAGGCCTTTGTGACACTGCGTTCGCTGGAGACAGCGTCGGACCTTGTCAAGCTGCGTGACGTGCTGGACGACCACACCATCACGGCGGGCCTCATCGGTGCCATTGGCGAGCGCGGTGCCGTGGACCTCATGGCGTTCACGCACCTTGCCGACGATCTGCCGAGCCTCGAGTCCATCAAGCGCGACCCTCTCAACGCCAAGGTACCAGCCGGTGCCGCTGCCGTGTGTATGATCGTGTATCGCACGCTGTCCATCATCGAGCGTGAATGGATCGACGCGTGGATGACCTACCTCGACAGGCTGCCCGCCGAGGCGGCAGGCATGTTCGCCAACGGCGTGCGCGCCAAGGGCTACAGCAAGCAGGGCATGATGATGACCCACGCTGCCTTCACCACATGGGCGCGCAAGAACGCGCACCTTTTCGCAGCAGACGTCTGACGACGGTCTAACGAAGCCTCGAGGTGATTATGCCTCGGGCATAACCTCGGCCACAACGTGGCCTATGACAACGGAGAACAACAATGAATTATATGAACACACCGACCGTGTCGGCACCGACAATCTCATCCTCGGCTATGCTCGTCGAGCTGGGCATCAGCACATGGACCGCGCGCAAGAAGGACCGCAGCGCCACAGCCGACGTGTTGAGCCAGAACTATGCGTCCCGGTCTGCGGGCAACTTCATCAAGAACCTCATGTACGGATGCGCGGAACTGGTGGTAGTCCAGAAGTTCGCGGCCAACACACGCGCGCTTCACTACAACATGACCGTGCCATGGTCCGACAGCGGCCTGCGCCTGCTGCCGACGGCCAAATACTTCGACTACCACAAGCAGATGACGCAGATGCAGGCCGAGTTCGACCGGCTCGTGGACACGTTCCTCGACGCATACGACTGGCAGGTCGCACAGATGCACATCAAGCTCGGCAATCTGTTTCACCGTGACGAGTATCCCACAACCGACAGCATCCGCAGCAAGTTCGCGTTCCGCATGTCATACATCCCCGTGCCTGACGCGGGCGACTGGCGTGTCGAGATCGAGAACGATGCACAGGAGGCGTTGCGTGCACAGTATGAGACCTTCTACCAGACGCAGATGGAGCGGGCCATGGGCGACCTGTGGGAGCGCCTGCACACCGAGCTTGAGAGGTTCGTCAAGCAGCTGGACGTGGACGTCGACGGCAAGAAGGGCAAGATCTACGACAGCACCATCGAGCACGTGCAGCACCTCGCTGACATGCTGGAGCACTGCAACTTCACCAACGACCCTGCCTTGCAGCTGGCACAGCGCAAACTGACATCGGCCCTGTCCGGCGTGTGCCGTGAAGACCTCATCAAGAACGAGGGGTTCCGCGCCGACCTCAAGCGCGACATGGAGGCGGCTCTGGTGGCATTGCCGTCGCTAAATTGGTAACAACTTGCGCCGCGCGATTATGCGCAACACATAAAGAAAGGAACAACAACATGTTACACGTCAGACTTACAGCAGAACAACGGCTGCAAAAAGCTGCCATCGACATCATGGCCAACCGCAAATACAGGGCGCTGTCCGGCGTCCTGCTTATCGGCAACCGGTCGGTTGTCGAGGCCGACCACCCCCGCATCAAGACCGCTGCGACCAACGGCAAGGACGAGTATTACAACAGGTCGTTCGTCGACTCGCTGCACGACGCCGAGCTTCGCTTCCTCATGCTGCACGAGGTGTATCACAAGCTCTATCGCCACCTGACGACGTGGCGCTGGATGCATGACATCGACGCCAAGCTGGCCAACATCGCCTGTGATTACGTCATCAACACACAACTCGTTGACGACAACAGGTCAGACAAGTTTGCCACCATGACGGGCCCGCTGGAGATGGGGTGCTACGACACCAAGTATTGCGGATGGGACAGCGCGCGTGTGTTCCGCGACTTGCAGCAGGAGCAGGAGCAAGGTGGCGGCAAGGGCCAAGGGGACGCGGGCGAGGGCGACGGTGACGGCGCGGGTGAGGGCTTCGACGACCACATGTGGGACGAGGCCAAGGAGATGACTGCCGAGGAGCAGCAGGCGCTGGCCCGTGACATCGACGAGGCGGTGCGGCAGGGCGCCATGGCCGCAGGCAAGCTGGGTACGGGTGGCGATCGTGACTTCGGCGATCTGTTGCAGCCACAGCAAGACTGGCGCGAGGTGTTGCGTGAGTTTGTACAGACCACATGCACAGGGTCCGACTATTCCACATGGCGCAGGCCCAACCGTCGCTATCTCAGCGCGGGCATGTATATGCCGTCCGGCGTCAGCGAGCAGATCGGGGAGATCGTCATCGCCCCTGACATGTCGGGTTCGATCGGTGCGCGGGAGATACAACGCATGCTGTCCGAGGTGCAGGGCATCGCCGATACCGTTCATCCCGAGGCTGTCCGCCTGTTGTATTGGGACACGGCGATCTGTGCCGACGAGCGTTACGAGGGTGTCGAGATCGCCACCATGATCCAGAGCACCAAGACTGCCGGTGGCGGTGGCACAATGGTCGAGTGCGTGCCTGACCACATGCGCGCCGAGCGCATCAACGCACAATGCGCTGTCGTGTTCACCGACGGCTATCTGGGCGGCAGCTGGGGCGACTGGGCCTGCCCTGTGCTGTGGGTCATCGTCGACAACAAAAGCTGCAACCCACCCTTCGGCACAACTGTCCACGTGTCGTCGGGTCAGTTCTGACGTAACGCACCGAGGCGTTATGCCTCGGGCATAATCAAGGAGAAAGAAAATGGCCTATTCACAAGCGTTCATCGACGCCCACCGCGACTTCAACGTCACCCACGACTGGTGGGACAGCGTCTACGACGACTTCAATCAGATCTGCGAGATCATGGGTATCGAGCTGGGCAAGAACGAGCCGTGCTTCTCGGGCTTCTGGTCACAGGGCGACGGCGCATCGTGGACGGGGCGCTATAGGGCGCAAGCGTTAAGTTTGAACACGCGCTCGGGGTATACGCCGACCTACGACCTCGCACCGGCAAAGATCCGCGAGTATTGCGGCGACGAGGAGCTTCACCGCATCGCCGACGAGCTGTGCCTGCTGGCCCGCATCTATGGCCCGGTCTACGCCGTGGTGTCGCGCAACAGCAGTCACTACTGGCACTCCAACACCATGCAGATCGGCGAGTGGGAGCATTACGACGAGCGGGACCCAGACGAGGTCGACGGTGCTATCATCGACCACATCGAGCAGACGTTGATCTGCCTGTTCACCGACTTGGCAGACTGGCTCTACAGCTCTCTTGAGCGGGAGCACGAATACCTCACAAGCGATGAGGCCGTGATCGAAGCGCTCGAAGCCAACGAGATCGAAGAAGAGCAAGACGAAGCCGCGTAATTATGCGCGACGCATAACAACCAAGGAGAATCGGAATGTTCGGACTTAACATGTATTCCTGCGCTGCGCGCAGCATCAACAACCACGCCGAGGCGGTCGCCTTTTATGAGAGCTGCAAGACCAAGCGCGGTCACGACCACGGCGACGAGCGTCGCATCAAGGGTAAGGAGAGCAGTAAGCAGATGAGCGTGCGTATCCGCAAGAACGGCGACGTTGCGTTCAAGTATCACGACACCGACGTGGTGACATGGCGACCCAACAACAGCTATGTGGTCCATGGGTGGGCGTCACAATCGACCGCCACGTTTGCGAGCACCTTCATGCCCCACAACCACTTCATGAGCAGGGAGTGCCAGCGACTGCAGATCGGCAGCTGGAGTGACGGCACAGTATATCCTGTCTGGCGCAGCGTCACGGTCTATGGCGACACCGTACAGACCAACGGGGTGTTCGCGCGTCAGGTTGTGGACCGCAAAGCGGCAAGGGTGGTTCTGGCACGCACCCGCTACGCCGAGTGTCGCGACTGGTATAACGTGACGATCCCCATGATGCGGGACAGCATGCCCCCAAGCTGGAACCGCAAGCGGTATAGCCCGAGCGAGTTTGTGAGTATGCTGGACGACACTGACCGGTGGCTCGACATCATGCTGAGCGTTGGTGGCACGCCCGACGCTGTGCGCGAGATGTTGTATCGGAACAGCGGTGACGAGGTATACATCACCGTGACCGAGGCAACACTACCAGCAAACAAGGCCAACAACACATGGAGTTCTGTTCCCAATGACTGAAGACAAGCGGTATCCCGCGTGGGCAGACATGCTCAACATGGTGTGCCACGCGCATGAAGATTATGTCTGGCGCATAAAGATGGAGCCTGAGGGTAAAGTAGTAATGAGTTACATCGGATACTGTCCTGTTGACACTCCACGTTTAATAGTATACTCCAGCTTCGAGAAGATACCCGAGTGGGTCAAGGACCGCCTAGCGGTCCTCAATATGATGCCGCCGAATCCGACGGATAGCGCTGTTTTCGGTGTCGGGCGGCGTGTTGACGAGGACACATGGTGGGTTGTGGAGACAGCAGAGGAGAGGTTGCGTGGCACAAACGCCTGAGAAAAAAGTCAAAGACAAGGTGGTCGCCCAGCTTAAATCGCTGGGCGCCTATTACTTCTACCCCGTCAGCGGCGGCTTCGGCATGTCGGGCGTGCCCGACATCGTGGCCTGCTACAAGGGCTTGTTCTTCGGCATCGAGTGCAAGGCTGGCAAGAACAAGCCGACCAAGTTGCAGGAGTTGAACCTGCGGCAGATCACCGGCTCGGGCGGCACCGCCCTTGTCATCAACGAAGATAACGCCGCGGATGTCGCGGCAATACTCAAGGAGAGAACGCATGGACGCGAATGAAGAACTGGTATGGAAACGACTGGTGCAGCTGTGGATCGACAACAGCGCGCTGCCCAGTGCCGCGGTGCTGGCCGAGATGTGCAATGTCAGCGCAGATTATGCCCAGAGCATAATCGACCGGATCGGGACACCAAGGGAAGTGCTGGAGCAGGAGACAGCCCTGCAACATCAGGTCGGCGGCAACCACTATAAGGACATGGGCATCCAGCCATGGCAGGCCATGGAAGCATGGTTCACACCAGAGGAGTACCGCGGCTATCACAAGGGGGTGGCGATTGCGTACCTCGCACGTGAGCGGCAGAAGGGTGGCCTCGATGACATCAAGAAAGCTATCCACCACCTGCAACGCCTTGTGGAGATGGCAGATGTCTGATGACCCGCAAGAGCGTGTTGGCCGCGGGCAATGGTTCAGCCACGACGGGCCGATTTGGATCAGAAACAGAAACATGGAATGGAGATTGGACACATGACTGGATACCAACAAACATTTGGCCCTGTGGTCATTGAGTGGGACGACGAGCCGGGAAAGCTGGTGGCCAAGTGCCAAAGCGGACGGTTCGACTGCAAGGGGCGCATCAACAACGTCTGCGTTTGGAACAAAGGCGAGGACGGCAAAGGGCGTCAGCTGCCTGCTGACATGATGACGCCGGACTGGTGCCAGTACAAGGCTGGCGCGTTGGACGATGCAGAGGGGATGCGTGGATGACCAGCATTGACCGAATGAGCGTTGAGCGTCTGGCTGAATACATATCGCCCGACGTGCGGAGAGTGATGCTAGCACAAGCCGACCGCATCGAGGAACTGGAGGGCCAGCT